TGGGAGGCATCGCTGGCGGTGGAGAAAAACAGGATAAGGAAAATGGTGTCATGATCATCAGAAACAGCTTCCCGCAACTGGTTGATGTAGATAACCTGCAGGCGGTACATTTTGGGAACATTGACCAGTGGCTTGAAGTGCGGGGATAAAAGTTTTTTCGGTGATACAGAAAAATCCTCCCATAATTAGATAATGAGAAAATACAAAAAGAACCGATACAAGGTCTTTGCAAGACTGATATCGGTTCTTCTTGGCTAAGTCTGCCAAGCCCATTACCTTTAGGTGATGGGTAGTTGACTAAATATAGGTAACCATACAGTCGGAAAAATGGCTCTGTAACAAAAGACCGTTTTTCCGGCTTTTCTTTTTATCAGCAGTGAGGCATTCACACCGTTTGAAAATCTGTAAGAACTGAGTCATTGGGGTATGTCATGACGGGTAATCAAATATATGACATAGATTCTACAATTGCTATAAGTTTTAAAATTAAATGCGACAAGAGGCATTAAACCTCTGCCGCATTTATTTTTTTTACTCAAAAAGCAGAATGCGGTAGAGCGTAAAAACTCTTACCGCATTTTTTATTTACAAAGGAAAGGAGAATGAGAACGTGGCAAGGAAATATAAAAGATTGAATTATGAAGACCGGAAAGCCATTGAAGCGATGTGCAAGCAGGGAAAGCGTGCAGAAGAGATCGCGGAAGCAATGGACGTTCACAGAGCCACCATCTACCACGAACTGAAAAGAGGTGGCGCAGAAAACGGAAACCGGAAGCAGTACAGCGCAGACATGGCACAGAAGGCAATATAATTTGTTCCCCGAAAAGGATCGGGGAAGTACATATGAAAGGCGGAAGAATATGAAGCTGAATATTAAAAAATTTATGATGACAGAAATGGGCGGAGAACTGGAAGAAACGATCAAGGCATGGGATCAGGCACTGGAAGAACGAAGAAAAGCGACGCCGGGAATTGGTGATCCAGATCAGGGAATAGGCTTCGGATATTGGGATCGTACATGCAAAAGCTGCCAGGATAGATGGGAAGTTTTCAAGTTAGCAATCAGACAGTTTTATGGAATTGAATTCAACTTTACACGGACAGATGAATACTTCGGAATTTGTAACGATGATGAAACTATCTGGCTGATGAAAGAGAACAGAAAGGAGGAACGACAGTGACAAAGAAAAGATCGACTGACATCCGGACATGTCCCGTGTGCGGGCATCCGGTGCAACGAAGTGACATGCAGTTCACACGGGATTGCAATGGGATCCCGTTCAGACTGGTTTGCTGGGACTGCTACGATCAACTAATGGCGAAAGGCTATGACGGGGAATATTACACAGAAGCAGATGAAAATATTGATTATGACTATTAAGAAGGTGAAGAAATGTACATTTTATCGCAGGACAAAACGCGGATTTATAACATGTCTGGTCACATAGAAGGGATCGGATATGAAGAATCAAAAGACTACAAACAAAGAAAGAGTGAAAACATCAGGCATACGATTCAGGTATTTGATGGATGCGCAGAGGAGATCGCGGAGTTCAAAACGAAAGAAGATTGTATGTTGGTGATATATGCGATCTTTAAAGGGATGGAACAGGATAGCAAAGCAGTAGAGATTCCGACACAGGAAGAAATGGAAAAACAGAAAGATCTGATCAAACAGCTTGCGGAAGCAGGGCAGGAAGTGGCAGCAGGCATCGAAGATCTTCTGAAAGAAATGTTCAACGGAGAGTGAAGCCGAAACGGGGCGCAAGCCCCGTCCGGTCACGATGGCAACGTGATCGCTGACGATGGCAAGCTGATAGCCGTCCGATGAACACTGTGGAAAAATAGCGGCGGGCATAGACTGCCAGAATTCTATGCGGATGTCCAACAGGTTTTCAGATGCTTTTTAATGCGAAAAGCAACAACGCAGCGTCAGATGTTGCCGGAAGGGATGTGGTGATATATATGACTGCGCTGATCAGCGCAGATTGATTATGCCGGAAGGCGGTACATAGAAAGGAAAATGAACAGATGACAGCAACAGAAGAAAGACCAGTGCAGATTTTGGAACTATTCGGAGGAATAGGAAGCCCGCGATGTGCATTGCGAAATCTAAAGATACCAACAAAAGCGATCGACTACGTTGAAATTGATGAAAAAGCAGTCCGATCTTATAACAATATGTTTAGTGAAGAACTGCCATATAAAACACAGTCTGTCGTGGGGTGGAACCTGAAGCCGGATATTTTGATACATGGAAGTCCGTGTCAAGATTTCAGTATAGCCGGACATCAAAGAGGGGCGGACGAAGGAAGCGAAACAAGATCAAGTTTAATGTGGGAAACGATTCACATTATTGACCAGATGGGGGGAATGGAAACCGAAATATGTGATCTGGGAAAATGTGAAAAATGTGACATCGAAACATATGATTGCGAATTTTGTGCGTTATCAAAAAGAGATGGAACGAATGGGCTATACAAATAATTACGATGTTTTAGATGCAAGAGAATTCGGGCTGCCGCAAGCACGCGAAAGAGTGTTTACAATCAGCTGCCTGAATGGTGAAAAATTTGATTTCACAAGTCTGATCAGGACGCCTATGCGTAAGATCAGCGATTTTTTGGAAGATAACGAAAATGTTCCAGAAGTATATAACGTCACACAGCCATCTGTATATAACGTGATCGGCGCGTCAGGGATAAAAAGGGCGACGGTGATCAAAGATTTTGCCTACACGATTACAACACGGCAGGATAGAACACCAGCACAGGTGATTGATTGTGGATCAGGACGATACAGATATTTGACAGAACGGGAATGCTGGCGGCTGATGGGATATACAGACGAAGAATTTGAAGCAGCAAAAGCTGTACATGAGAGAAAAGGAAGATATTACATGACACTGTATAAACAGGCGGGGAATAGCATAGCGGTTCCGATATTTGAAAGCATCTTCCGAAAGATAATTCTGGGAGAGGAGAAGAGAAAGAAGGATGACAGTGAACGTCAGGAAGGCGATGCAGGACGTTAGAAAAGCAGGGTAATATAAAAGCCCTCTGGTATGCTTGGCGGCACCAGAAGGCTTCACAGTGGCTTCAGGACGATGCCCGAAAACCATAGTACACATCAAAGATATTGTACACCGGACAGCCTGAAAAGTCAATGAATCCGCGCTTTTCTGAACTTCCTAAAACGACCTTGTAATGGATACTAACAATTCAACTAAAGGAAGTAAAGGGAATGAGAAAGAAAAGAAGGAAGGCTGTATATGTCCCTTATGACTATGAAGCAGCGTATAAGAATAGTTTGGATAAGATGGAGGAAGCAAACGAAGAAAGGATCCTGAAGGAAGGCAAGGTGAAAAGCATCTATGCAACGAAGGAGATTCGATCAGGTGATCAGCTGGAAGTGGAAATCTATCCAGAGTTTACAAAGGGACAGAAAGATCAGATCCCGGATGAAGGGAAAAGAAAAAGGCAAAGACAGGCACAGAAGAATCTGAATGATAAAAACAGTAAAAAGATGTGCGAAAGGGTGATCAGTGAGAACTTCACGGATAGAGATATATGGGCGACATTCACATACACGGATGACAATATGCCTGCTTCGATGGAAGTGGCAACGAAGAACATGCAGAACTATATCAGGCGACTGAATTACCAGCGGAAGAAGCAGGGATTGAGTAATGCAAGATATGTGTATGTCACAGAATGCAGTGAAAAAGGACGCTGGCATCATCACATCGTTATGGATGGCGATGTGGATATGGACACGGTTGAAGCAGTCTGGAATCTTGGAAAAAGAAATGAGATCAGAAGGCTTAAGAGGGATGAAAACGGTCTGGTCGGAATGGCAAGGTACATCACGAAAGAGAAAAGCAAAAAAGGAAAGTATCAAAAGACATGGTGTGCATCAAAGGGACTGCGGAAACCGAAAGAAAAAGTCAATCATTACAAAACGAAACAGAAGGATGTGGACAGGATCGTAAAAGGAGATCTGAATGTCTGCGATCATTTGATGAAATGGTATGGCGATAAATATGATTTTGCTGAAGCAGAAGTGAAATATAACACGTTCAACGGCAGGTTCTACATATACGGGCGGATGCGGTTGAGGAAAGGAACGGCACATGACAAGGGCAAGAAGTAGGAGAACAGCACGAAGAAAGATCAAAAGACTGATCAGGAAGACTTTGAAGATCGTATGTGCTGTATGGGATTTCATTGCAAGGCATCCGGCAATGCTTGCGATGCCGCTGATCATTTTTCTGCTGGTGCTGACAATACAAATGCACGAATTTGAAAAGCAGGTGCAGGCGTGGGATCAGGAGATCCGGCAGCAGCAGGAGCAGATCGAAGAATTGTATGATCGGCAGGATCCAGTGGAGCAGACAGACATGACGGATGTATATGGATGCAAAAGTCTGTACGGTACATATGATTTTCCGTGGAATACAATGTCGCAGGACTGGGGGAGCGATCAAGTGACAGGATTTTATTATCATGAAATATCTGAAGAATGCAAGGCAGCAGGCGGAGAGTTGCCGACGATCATTCAGGTATATACATACATTGTATGCGAACAGAATGGCGTCGATTATGAAATGGTTTTTGCATTGATCGAACAGGAATCCCGATGCAGATGGGACGCTGAAGGCGACAATGGAACGTCAATCGGTTTGATGCAGGTGTCGGAAAAATGGCATATGCAAAGGATGGAAGAACTGGGAGCGTATGACTTGAAGAATCCATATCAGAATGTGCTGGTTGGCGTGAATTATCTGTCAGAAATCCAGAACGATCTTCGCGGAACAGTACCAGATGAAGATCTTCCGTACTATACGCTGGCAGTTTATAACTACGGGAAGCAGGGCGCAAAAGCGAATCTGTGGGATCAGGGCGTTGTGAAGTATACATACAACACAAAGATTATGGATCGAGCGCAACAGCTGAAAGAAGAGAAAAAGAAAGCAGAGGAGGGGCGCGGATGATCAGGAACATCACGAAGAAGATCAGACACATGATCCATATGATCAGGATCCAGCAATGTCATCACTGCTGCCTGTTCTGCAAATATTGGAACATATGCAAGGAGGAAGAAGAGTGAATCGAAGATACGCAAGAAGAAGCGAGGATACAGAGCAAATGAGCGTCATGGACTGGGCGCGATGGAACCAGAACGCGCATCCGGAACTGGAACTGCTGCATCATTGCCCGAATGGGGGGGAACCGCAACAAAGCGGAAGCAGTGAAATTGAAGCAGATGGGCGTGAAAGCTGGGATTCCGGATCTGTGTCTTCCGGTTCCGATGGGAATGTACAACGGTTTGTACATTGAAATGAAATACGATACCGGAAGACTGGAAGACAGTCAGAAGAAAATGCTGAAGGCACTGGCGGCAGCAGGACATTACTGCACAGTTTGCTATGGGGCAGAAGAAGCGATCCGGGTGCTACAAGAATATATCAACCTGAAGAAAATTGATACTGGAAACAGAGAAGATGCAATGTCAGAACAGAACCTGATGATCAGAAAGAACGGGAAAGTGAAATGTATTATTTTCAAAGAGTAGAAGAAAGATCCAAACAGGCAAGGAAAGCACTGAAGAACTGTGAACTGGCACAAAGGCACAAAAAATTCGGATTCAAGGAAGCAATGATCAGCAGCCGCGGAGAATGTACCGGGTGCAGAAATCCGGATGATGGGACGCTGGATCGAAAGTGCAAGCGTTGCAAGTATAACGAATACTATGAAGCGAAGTGATTATGCTTTTCCTTGCGGCGGCTGCATATGCAATCACTGCGCGAACAATCTATACAGCGAAGATAAAACGGCAGGAGAAGCAAAGATATTTTGCGACGCCTGCGAGTGGTGCAGATGGTATGACGGAGATACGAAGAATCCGGATAAGTGGAAACAGGAATGTGATGAATATATCATCACGGAGGAACAGGCAAAAAGAAACAGAAAAAAATTCAAAATTGTGAAATAGGAGGTACACATCATGAAAACAATCGCAATTATGAACCAGAAGGGCGGGATCGGCAAAACAATGACGGCGGCTTCGATCGCTTACCTGCTGGGAGAAGAACAGGGGAAGAAGGTGTTGCTGGTCGATGCGGATCAGCAAGGCAATGTATCAATGCTGTATGACAGATATAAACCGGAAGGGATCGGGATGTCTGAATTATTGGAAAGACACAGAAGCGTCGGAGGATCTTACAAGACAACAGACCTGATCCAGACAACACCGTATCACAATATTGACATCATCACAGCAAATGGATATTTAATGCGGACTAACATGAATCTGCTGCTGAACGAAAAAGAAGATCAGATCCTTCGCTTTGCGGCTGCAATGCTGGAAGTGCAGGACGTATATGATTATTGCGTGGTTGATTGTGGGCTGCTGCTGGATATGACCGTGACGAATGTTTTGGTGGCGACAGATCTTGTGATCCTTCCGGTTAAGATCGGCGGATTTGAAATTGAAGCGATTGCGAATATGGATGAACAGCTGGAAGATCTGCGAAGCCTGAACGACCGGATCCGCATGAAGATTTTAATGACTATGCGACAGAAGAACCAGACAAGCCTTCAGGTGGAAGCATGGCTGAAAGAATCATCTGGACAGGATTGCTTCGTGACGGCTGTTAGAAGATCCATCATTGCGGAAAAGGCAACCATGCAGCGCGTACCGCTTCCGAAGTTTTCTAAAAATTGTATTGTCACACAGGACTATCGGAATGTTGTGACGGAACTGCTGAAAGATATGGAGGGATAGACATGGAAATTGATGGACAGGTAACGATCAGCCTGAAGACATTTAATCAGCTTCAGGACAGAGCAAAGCAGGCGGACGAACTGAAAAAGAAAATGCAGGATCTACAAGAGGAGATCACAGACATTATTGATCAGATCGACGAATCGGAAGCGGAACCGATATTTCGTGAAATTGATGATAACAATATGACGGATAAACAGATACAGAAAAGGTTCGATGAAGCGATTGCGAAGTTTAGGACCATTCTGGATCCGGAGAAGACAAAGCGTTTGATTCAGAAGTACATAGAAAAAGACAGAAGTGATTCACACGCGGATGTGAAGAACGCAAGCCGGAAGGTGCTGGAACAGATAACGATCACGATAAAAGCAGAGGAGGAATAAACATGGCAGCAGGATGGAGCGTAATGGATGCCTTAAATAAAAACAGCAAGGCAGCAGCAGAAGAGAAACCGAAAGCAAGATTCCGGACACGGGACATTAGCATCCGGAAGATTTACAGCAATGACAGGAATTTTTATTCGATGCCGGGAATTGAACAGCTGGCACAGGAAATCTTGGCGGTCGGTTTGATGGAGAATATGACAGTAGCATATGCGCCCTGTGAACGCGGAGAATATAAGATCATCGCCGGGGAAAGAAGATGGCGTGCATTGAATTTGTTACTGGAAAAGGGATATGAAGATTTTGAAACGGTGACATGCCAGATCAAAAGCGCAGCTGAAGAGAATGAAGAAATGGTACAGCTGATCATTGCGAATGCGTATCGCGATAAGACGATCGCGGACATGTTGGAAGAGGAAAAACGCCTGAAGGAATCACTTCAGTACATGAAGGATAATGGATTGACGCTTCAGGGGTACAAACTGGACAGCGGGCGTCTGCGTGACGTGATCGCTTCAATTATGAACACGACCGGAACGAAGATTGCACAGATTGAAAGTATTAACAAGCATTTGATTCCGGAATTTTCGGCAGAACTGAAAGAAGGTCGCCTGACCTTTTCGGCAGCATATGAAATTAGCGGAATGGCAGAGGACAAGCAGATGGAACTGCTGGAAAAGTACAAAGAAGACGGGCTGTCATTAAAAGAAGTGAAGCAGGCAAAGAAAGAGATCGAAGAAGCAGCAGAAAAAGCAGAGATTCCGGGACAGATGAATTTGCCGGAAGATCCGGAGGAATGGGGAAAGGAGGAAACGGCAGAGGAGCAGGAAGAAGAATGGCAGCAGGCACATCCGGAAAGCATTACATCGCTTTGCTATTCATGCCAGCGATATTCAGAATGCAACGTGAAAACAGGGACATGTCAGGATTGTGATCGTTATGTTGATAAAGCGGAAGCTGAAAAGACGCCGGAACAGCGGTATGACGAAGAACAGGCGGCAATCGACAGGGAAACGGCGAAAAAGCTGACTGAAATGGAGCAGGAAGAAAAGATGCAGAACCTGCCTTCGGATGAAAAGAAAGCGCGAATGATGCGAGTGTCAGCGGAATTATTCAAAGACATCAAAGAAGGAAAGATCCGCCACATGATTGTGAAAGAGGATCAGGCAGGATACAGAGAAAAGGACATTTTGACACTGCTTGCATTCCGTGATGGAAGATCAACAGGTGAACAGATGCGTGTATGCATCACATGCGCCGACGATGCACAGACATCCAGTGCGATCATTGAAGGATATGCTGTCATCGGGATTATGGATGTCTACGATGCGGAAGCATTGGGACTGATTGACTTGGAGGATGAAGACTGATGGCAGATAGAAACAAATTTGTAAAGCCAGAATTGAAGAAATACAGTGCGAAGAAGCTGTTGACACAGGATAGATTGATGAACGCTATGATCGGAATCAGAGAAATTCAGACGAAGCTGTGGGAAACGATGCCGGATGATCAGTACGAAAAGCTGGAACCGGAATTTGACACAGCAATCGCTGCAATGATGGCGCATATGTGCGGGGTAATGCCCGCACACGCGCAGCTGGATCAAGAAAACAGTCAAGACATCCTGATGCCTGCGACATAGGAAAGGAGAACGACATGGAAAAGAAATTCAATGAAGAAGCGTACAGAAACGGATCAGAAGTTGTCTGCGATGTCTGCGGATCTGTAATTGAACACATAAATGTGAAAACTAGAGTTATTGCAAGACAGGCGGAGGGCTTCAACGTAACAGAACAGTATTTTACCTGTCAGGAATGCGGAAAGAAATACACAGTGCTGATTGTAGACCATGAAATGCAGTTCCTGATTCAGAAACGGCAGCAGGTAGAACGACAGATCAAATTGCATAGACAGATCCGGAGCAGGGCGCAGACAATCCAGCGTTTGATCATGAAGGATGAAAAAATCAAGAAGCAGCAGGAAGAAAGAATGATTATGCTGAAGGAACAATACAAGGAGGAAGTCGGATCATGATGCAGATGAACATCGAAAGAGTGATAAATGCAACAGGATCGTTGCTGATCTGGCTTGTGATGATACTGGCAGCAGTGATTCTTGTGGGACTGATCGTAATTGCAGTAAATGCAATCGGTCAGGGTATTAAAGAAATGGACAGGAAAGGGGAAAAGAAAGATGCAGATAACAACACTTCCGAAAGATGATGTAAAAAGAGGAGAAATCTATTATATAAGCCGGGGCGGATACAACACAGGGAGCGAACAGCAGGCAGACAGACCGGGCGTGATTGTCAGCAATGATAAAAATAATAAAAACAGTCAGACGCTGGAAGTTGTATATTTGACAACGCAGCCGAAGAATGAACTTCCGACACATTGCACGATCCGATCAACAGGGCGCGTCAGCACTGTTTTGTGTGAACAGATCCACACAGTCGCTGTGGAACGCATTGGAAAATACATCGGGGTGTGTACAGCGCAGGAGATGCAGAACATCGACATAGGACTGATGATCTCGATCGGTTTAGGCGATGCGGGGGGGCGACGAAGGACAAAACAGTTGTCACTGATCAGAAAGAAGAGAAAAAAGCAGAGGAGAAAAAGACGGAAGAAAAAGTACAGACGGAAACAAATGAAGAACTGATCAAGACAAGGACGGAAAGAGATATATTCAAAAAGCTGTATGAACAGATGACCGAAAGGCTGTTAGAAAGGCGAGAATGAGCAAAACACAGATTGTACTTGCAACAGGGGAAGTATACGACGTTGAAGACAAAGGAGAAAGAAGAATACTAATTCCAGTGGGATATATAAAGCAGGAGGAAGAAAAACATGAACAAAGTGAGATTGTATTGACCGGGCGGATCCAGACGGGAAGCTACACAAATAAAGACAATATCAAAGTATACACGACGGAAGTGATCGCGGAAGACATTGAATTCGCAGAAAGCAAAGCGACAGCAGAGGGATCCGGCGGAGCAGGAGGACATCAAAAACCGGATCAGACGGAAAATGATGGATTTATGAATATACCGGAAGGCATCGACGAAGAATTACCTTTCAATTAGGCGAAAAGGAAGGATGTGACGATATGGGGCTGAAAGAAGCGTTTAGAAAAGTAGGACAGGCAATCGAAGAAACAAAAATGAAGATCGGAATGAAAAAATATAAAAAAGGCGGAATTCAGATCGAAGAAAAAGACCAGAAGCCGGAAATGGTAATTCCTGTAAATGATATTTCACTACCGGAAGAAAAAAAGAAAACAGAAGATGCAGAAATCCGAAAAATCGAAGATCTTCCAGCATATGAAGACAGAAAATTCTATATTGCGGCTAAAATGCAGGTTGAACCGGAGGAAGTGGAAAAAGTGATCAGAAAAACAGAAGCAGAATGGAATCTGTCGCCGGATAAGGCAGCAGAAACATTGAAAATGATCAGTGATGCAGCCGTGAAGCTGAATATGACATTTGCGGAAATGATGGAGAATATACGGCAGGTGGCTGACAAAATATCAGAGGTTTTCAGGCGTATACATGAAAATAATACGATGACAGAAACACAGATCAGAAAAAGAGAGTTATGGCGGCGATATTATGAGGAGAAAAGCCGGATGTCAAACAATGAGCGCAGAAGGCGAGGGATTCCGATGGTAAAACGACCAAAACGGCAGCAGTATAGACCGCCGAAAAAGAAGACGACAAAAGGATAATAAAGGAAGGATGGTGTGGCAAATATGGAGCAGGAAAAGGAAAAGAATGAAGAAACCTTCGTGAAGAAGGTGGTGCAGACAGCACTGGAAGCGGAAAGACAGATCCGCAGGCAGCAGGTGCTGCACAACACACGGATGCTGATGGAAGAATACATCGAAATGAAAAGACATATTGAAAGCGCAGTATCAGAGGAAGAAGAACTAAAGGAAGAACAGTATGATGTATTCAGAGGAGAAGGCGCACATCTTGGAAGTGTTCGCAGATCAAAAATGAAGACAGCGATGATGATTGCGAATATTGACAGAGCAATGGAAGAATTGCGGGCAGAATATGAAACGAAAGAAATGGTATACAAATACGATGCCTTTAAGATGCATTATATTGATGGGGTATCGTATGAAGAGATTGCAGACATCCAGAACTGCGGAAAGAACACACCGTCCAGATGGTCAAAAGAATTGATCAGGAAAATGTCAGTGAAGTTATTCGGGATAGATGGCGTTGAAAAATATTAAAAAGAAATCCTTTTTGCTTTTCTTTTTGGGGAAAAGTTGGGGAAAAGCTGGGGTTTTAATGGTGGGATGAAAGATGTAAACTGATAGCGTGGAAAGTTGCAAGAAGCGATTGTACAGAAATGTGCAGTCGCTTTTTTATTGCCGTTTCCACGCCCTTCTGAACACTGCAACGGGCATCTGCAAAGATGCCTGCGTGCAGTGCATATATAGCACGAAAGAAGGTGGTACATAGTGCTATTACACAGATGTAAATGCGGGGTATTGATACCGCAGGAATTACGCCTGTGTCCGGACTGTGAAGCAAAGGAAAGCGACAAGATGTCAAGGCATATGGAATACAATCTGCGCCGAAGAAATAAGAAAGCAGCGGCTTTCTATGTGTCGGCAGAATGGCGCAAAGTACGGGCGTTTGCACTGTCTTTATATGACGACTTGGACATGTATGCGTACTATGTTCAACACAAGATTGTTGTGGCTGACATGGTACACCACATCACGGAGATAGAAGAAGACTGGACGCAGCGTTTGAATGTGGAAAACCTATTCCCGTTAAGCAATGGAAACCACGGTATCATCAGTGCGCTGTACAAGAAGGACGAAGCAACGAAAAGACAGACGCAGGAGCTGTTGCGGAACATTATCCGGCAGCACTGGAAAGGGGCAGGGGGTATCGAAAAAGTTTTGACCGGGCTGGATTAGTCGCGCCCCCTCTATTCTGTGGAGAAAACTCCCCACGGAAATTTCAGATATAAGGGCAAACGGTCATGTGTCAGATTCTGACACAATCCGCAAGGAAAAGCAGCGGGAAAGGAGGTCGATATAATGGCAGGACAACGACAGCCGATCGCGCTGGTACAAGCAAAAGGAAAGAAACATCTGACAAAGGCAGAGATCGCAGAAAGAGAACGGACGGAAGTGAAAGCACCGTCGGACAGAGTGACGCCGCCGTCATACCTGACAGCTACGCAGAAAAAGGCATTCAGAAAAACGGTGAAAGAACTGCGGGCGATCGACCTGATTTCAAACTTGGACGTGGAAGCACTGGCGCGGTTAGTGATCGCGCAGGAGAAATACAGAGAAGTGACAGAAACGATCGCAAAGCAGCCGCTGATGGTAACTGTGGCATATGACACAGGGAAAAAAGATGCAGAAGGCAATCCGATCATGGCAGAACATGAGGTTGTGAACAGTCAGGTGGAACGTCTGGCGATCATTCAGGACAGGTATTTCAAACAGTGCCGACAGGGTGCAGCAGATTTTGGACTGACAGTATCGTCAAGATGCCGCCTGATTATTCCAAAAGCACCGGAAGCACCGAAGACAAACAAATTTAAAGACAAGTTTGCGTGATGATGCGATGCAGGACAGAACGACACAGTACGCTGCGGATGTCCTTGCGGGAAAAATAATTGCCGGGGATCTGGTAAAACTTGCCTGCAAGCGTCATCTGGACGACATCGAAAAGTCAAAGGCTGCGCCATATAAATACTATTTTGATGTGGAGCAGGCGGAAAGAATCATTGAATTCGCTGAAACATTGACCATCGCAGAAGGCGAAGAGGAAGAACAGGTCGAATGTTACGCATTCCAGTGTTTTATTCTCGGAAATCTGAACGGATGGCGGACAAAAACAGGCGGACACAGAAGATTCCGAACATCATATGTGCAACTTGGAAGACAGAACGGTAAATCTTTTCTGAATGGAATTCTGGCTGCATATTACGGAAATTTTGAGAAGTACAAATACGGTCAGATATACTGCACAGCAACGAAAAAAGATCAGTCGCTGATCGTATTCAATGAAATTGTGAAGTTTATCCGGTCAGATCCTGATCTGGATGAATGCTTCTGCGTCCACGAACACAACAGCACAATAGATTGTTTGCTGACACATAGCAAAATAAAGGCACTTTCAGGAGATACGAAGTCAATCGACGGATTCCGCCCGTATCTTGGAATTGTTGATGAATACCATGCACACAAAAACGACCAGATGTACAAACTTCTGGAAGGCGGAATCAAGAAGATGAAATCTGCGCTGATCAGTGTGATCACGACAGCAGGGTTCGATCTGAAGTCACCATGTTATGCATTGTATGAATATTGCGTGAAGGTGCTGAAAGGCATTGCACACAATGATTCGCAGTTCATATACATCGCACAAATGGATGAAACAGACGACATGTGGACACCGAAGAACTGGATCAAGGCGAATCCGATTCTGCAATATGATCCGGAAGCACTTGAAAACATGGTTCCGATTGCTGAAACAGCGAAAGAAATGGGCGGATCCAGTTTGCGCGATTTCATTGTGAAACAGCTGAACATGTGGATTCAATGGACGAATGATGTCTATTTGAAAGACATGGAATTGTGGCAAAATGGCGCAACAAAGAAGACACTAGAGGATTTTCGGGGACAGAAGTGCTATGTGGGACTGGATCTTTCTGCTGGTGGAGATTTGACATCACTGGCGATCGTATTTCCGTTCTTGAAAGATGATGTCAGAAAATATTTTGTTCATGCACACAGTTTCATACCGAAAAGAAGGGTTGAAGAACATATCAAAACAGACCGGACGGAATATGACTTATGGATCCGCGACGGACTTGTAACGGTAACAGAAACGATGGGCGGGGTAAAAACTGACTATCGGTATATTTTAACCTACTTGGAAAAAATCATCACCGATTATGAACTGGATGTGCAATTTATTCTTTACGATCCGCATAATGCGTCAGCTTTCCTGACTGATCTGGAAGCATTGGGATTCGACAGCGTGGCTGTAACACAGTCAGCAAAGGCACTGAATGATGCAACGGTTGATTTCAAACTTGAAATTGAATCCGGAAATGTGGAACACGATGGAAACGCGATGATCAAATGGTCGATCGCGAATGCAAAGACAACTTCCAACAGTTTCGGAGAAATCAAGATCGACAAAGAGTATCAGACAGAACGAATCGACGTGATAGATGCGATTATTGACGCATGGACAGCTGCAATGAAAGGTGAAGTGAAACAGAATACAGCAGAATCGGTCGAAGAATGGCTGAAACTATATGAAGCAAGCAAGAAAAAACAGGCGAGGGGGTGATGCAGGTTGAATGTATGGCAGAAGTTCAAAGGATGGATTGCGAAAAAAATGAACTTCACCGTGGAAACATCGCCAGCGATGAAGGAAGAATCATTTCTTGAATGGCTTGGTGTGAAAAGAAAAAACAAGGATGTGATGGCGGAAGTAACGTACTTCACATGCTTGAAAATGATGTCTGAAACGCTGGCAAAAATACCGTGGAAATATTATCAAAAAACAGACAAAGGGATCATTGAACCAGAACTGTCGGATGTTGCGAAACTGCTGAAAAACAGACCGAATCCATTTATGACGCCCACAGCTTTCTGGAATGCTGTGGAGATGAACCGAAACCACTTCGGAAATGCGTATGTATATGTCAGGTCGAAGTTCAAAAGAAAAAAATACGGCGGAGAATACAAAGTCATGGACTTGTGGATCATGCCGTCGAACTGCGTGCAGATCGTAGTGGATGATGAAGGATACTTCGGAGGAAGGGGAAAGATCTGGTACGTCTACAACGATAAATACAGCGGGCAGCAATATGTGTTCGGGACAGATGAAGTCCTGCATTTCAAGACATCACACAGCTTGGATGGTATTACGGGGCTTCCTGTGCAGGCAATATTGAAGACAACTGTGGAGGGCGCAGCGGCATCACAGGACTATCTGAACAGTTTATATGAAAGCGGACTGACTGGGAAAGCAACGCTGGAATACACAGGAGATCTGAACAAAGATTTGAAAGAAAAACTGGTGCAGGCATTTGAAGAATTCGGATCAGGTGCAAAAAATGCCGGAAAAATCATTCCGGTTCCACTTGGGATGAAACTGACGCCGCTGGATATTAAACTTTCGGACAGCCAGTTCATCGAATTAAAGAAATATTCAGCACTTCAGATTGCAGCTGCATTCGGAATCAAGCCGAATCAGATCAATGATTATACAAAATCTTCGTACAGCAACAGCGAAATGCAGCAGTTGTCATTCCTGACAGATACGATGCTTTTTGTGTTAAAGCAGTACGAAGAAGAAGTCAATTATAAGTTATTGACAGATGAAGAAGCTTTCAGCGAAGGAAAATATTACAAACTGAACGAAAAAGTTTTACTAAGAACTGACAGCAAGACACAGATGGAGATTTTCGCAACAGGTGTCCAGAACGGAATTCAAAAAGTGAATGAATGCCGACGAAAACTGGATCTGATGGATGCAGAAGGCGGCGATCAGCTGATCGTGAACGGAAATTATATTCCGATCACAGAAGTTGGAAAGCAGTACGAAAAAGCAGGAAATGCACAGCAGCAAAGCGTGCTTCCTATACAGCTGGAAACGGATCAGAAAACGCAGAAGGATCCGGAAGAAGGAGATCGGGCAGACACGACCGGAACAGAACCTGATGAAAAAGAATCGCAGGAAGGAGGGGAAAACGATGAAGAATAAATTCAATTTTTCACGGAGAAATCCAAAAACAAAGAAGATTGAAAATACTGGGTTTATGGAATTCAGAAATGTATCGAATAATGCAGCGGATCTGTATATATACGGCGACATTGTTTCTTCAACATGGGAAGCATGGTGCGATGAAGATACATGCCCGCAGGACATATCAGACTTTATGAATCAGATTGAACCGGGGGCAGAACTGACGGTGTACATCAACAGCGGCGGCGGTGATGTATTTGCCGGGATAGCGATTCACAGCATTTTATCACGGCATACCGGACATAAAACAGGCATCGTGGACGGAATGGCTGCGTCGATCGCATCCGTGATCCTGATGGCTTGTGATTCGATTGTAATGTCATCGGGTGCGCAGATCATGATTCACAAACCGTTGTCATGGGCGTATGGAAATGCGGATGATTTTCAGCGGCTGATCAGTGAACTGGATAAATGTCAGAAAAGCATCACGGACATATATATGGGACGGGTGAAAGAAGGTGTGACAGAAGAACAGGTCACAGATCTGATCAATGCTGAAACATGGATGACGGCAGAGGAAGCAAAGGAAATCTTCGATGTGCAGATCGAAGAACGTCCGGCGGTCGCCGCCTGTGTTGGCTGGATGATGGAGAATTTCAAAAAAGCACCGGAAGGCATTAAAACACAAAGCGCAGATGATGTGACGGCGAAGATTACAGCCGAAGAAGAAGCGATCATCGAAGAAATGGAACTTTTCGGAATCTAAGGAGGAAAACAGAATGAGCAAAGAAGCAAGGGCATTGCTGAAGAAGATCAATGACAAGAAAAATGCGATCAGAGGTCTTCAGGGACAGGGAAAAACACAGGAAATGAAGGATCAGATGGCGGAACTTCGTGGAATGCAGGAAGAATTCGACATGCTGATGGAAATGGAAGAAGACGATGACGATGGAATCAAAGATTCTTTACACAATGGGAAAGTGAAGGAAATTGAAGATGGTCAGAAGTCTAAAAAGTACAGCAAAGCGCAGGTGTGCAAAGCATTTGTAAACAGGATCGTATGTGGTCTTCGTAAACGTGCTATGCCGGAAGAAGATCAGGAGATCATGGACAGCTTTAAAAACATGATGAAGGAAGGCGAAGACGAGGATGGAGGGTTTACGGTTCCGGAGGATGTAAGCACAGACATCATTGAACTGCGCCGTACAGAAAACGATCTGGAACAGTACGTCAATGTTGAAAAAGTAGCAACAATGAGTGGATCCCGTGTGATCGAGGTTGATGCAGACAGTACACCTTGGGGCGATGTGGATGAAGGCGGAGAATTTGAAGAGGAAGAAACACCGAACCTGAAACAGATCAAGTATGCAATCAAGAAAAAGGGGGGAATTCTGAAGACAACACGCGAACTGCTTCAGGATACTGCTGTGAATATCCTTGCATACCTGAATAAATGGATCGCAAAGAAGTCGAGAGCGACAAGAAATGCTGCAATTTTGAATGTGATTAACACGATCACAAAAGGAAAAGAAGTTGCGGTTGCGACTTTTGATGATTTCAAAGACGTATTCAACGTGAAGCTGGATCCGGCGATTGCAGTAAGTTCTATTGTATTGACGAATCAGGATGGCTTTAACTACATGGACAAACTGAAGGATAAGGACGGCAAGTACATCATGCAGCCGGATCCGACAGATGCAACAAAGACACTTCTTTTTGGCAAGTATCCGGTAAAGGTTGTGAGCAATAAGACGCTGAAAAGCACAAATGTATTAAAAGGCGGATCGGGATCTGACAAAAACGATGTGACTGGTTACAAATATCCGGTATACATGGGAGATCTGAAGGAAGCTGTTACCCTGTTCGACCGCGAGAAAATGACGATCGAACTTTCTACTGAAGCGGGAGATCTGTGGGCGAAGGATCTGACGGGAATCAAGGTTCGTGACAGATTTGACGTTCAGTCCGTTGATGAAACTGCGGTTGTTAAAGGCGAAATCAGCGTTGCTGTGGCTGGCTAACACAAAAGGGGCGTGATGATATGAGCCTAAAGGAATTGAAGCAGTATCTGCGCGTCGATTATACAGACGATGACAGCATGATCGAACTAATGCATGATGCTGTCATCGACGAAATGAAGGAACTGATTCCGTCATTCGATCCGGAAAAGCCAACAAATAGGCAGAAAATACTAATCTGTTCATATGTGAAGGA